AAGATGCGTGGCGAAAGAGCGGCGGAACTTGTGCCAGAGATCGCGCTTTTCGACATCGCCGATCGTGTCGGCCAAGCCGGCCGCCACGATCGTCTTCTTGAGCGCGTGGTTCAGCGCCGGCCACTGCCGGCCGCCCTTGTCGAACGGCCAACCGCCAAAGACCAGATCGGCTGACCGTTGCGGTGAAACGATCGGCGTGATCGCTTCGACGGCTTCCGGTTTGAGCGTGATCGTTTGCCCCTCTTTGTCCTTTTGGTGTTGCCAGGGGACGAACATGCGTCGCGACGAGATCGACAAGTCGGCACGCCGGACCAGCATGATCGCGTTGATCCGCAGACCCGAGTTGTAGACGATCCAGATCAGCCCATGCAGCCACTGCCCGAAGGGGACGCCGGCGATCTGCTTGGCTTTGGGGTGCGAAACCGACTCGGCCGCCCAAAGGATCTCGCCGACTTCCTCGACGGTCCAGGCGATCGGCTCCAGTTTGGGTTTTCGGCAGCCGCGAATTTTCTTGGTCGGGCCGGCGAAGTCGTCGAGCGTGTCGGCGGCCAGGTTCCAAATCGAGAGCACGGTCCGCCGGACCTTGTCGGCGGTCAGGGCTGAACGGCCGCGTCGACGCTGGTAGGTGACGGCGTCGGTCACGCGGCCGGGCGACAGATCGCGGAGCGTCGGCTCGCGAGGTGTTTTTCCTTCCGCCGTCAGTGCGTCGCGATAAAAGGCGGCAAAATGGTCGAGTTGAATCAGGTAGTCGTCTCGCGTTGAGGCGGCCAGATTGTCGGCCTGTTTCGCAGTGAAGAAGTCTCGCAGGGTGCTGTCGGCGTCGATCATGGCCGTACCCCCGGGCGTCAGCCAAGCTCCGAGCGTCCGTCGCGGGCCAACTCCCTCGTCTGTGCTCCGTCGCCAGCGGCTTCCGTTTCGCCATGGTTCGCGCCCAAGCCTGCCCCGGACGCTATTTCGACTCTACGTCGAAACCGGGGACCAGCGATTTAGGTTCCGATCGACGCCCGCAGTGGGGGGTAGACGCGCCGGCCCGATCCATTCAGGCGATTGCGTCCCGCCATGACCGCCGGAGAAAAGAGTCTCCAGAAATCACCGCCGGCCGAGTTCCCGTACTCAGCAGGCGTGATTTTTAGATATTTCTAACACGCCGTCAATGGCGGTTGTTAATTTTTTTGACGGCGGTGATCCGGCAGATTCTACGAGGCGACCGCGTGGGCTCGTTTTGCCGGTTTTTCCAGCAGCGCCTCAACCGAAATGCCAAGCGATTGCGACAAACTCACCAACGTCGACACCCGAGGGCTGTTTTGCTGAGACACCAGGGAGTGCAACGTCCCGTAGTTTACGCCAGTCAGATCAGCAAGAGCGCGAAAAGAAAGGCCGCGTTCATCCATGATTCGGCGAACGTTCACGGCCAGCCATTTTTCTTCTTTGGTTTGCACGATCATGCCTCCATGTATATCAATCTCGTCTCGGGATTGCTAGGTCTCCACGTTCGCGGGCCGTCTCGACGGCGTGTCGGCGATCCGGTTCGGCCAGCATCGACAGATCGACGTCGATCTGCTTGCCGTCCGGTTTTTCCAAAATCACGATGCCCGGCTTGAATCCGGCGTAGCGGGCTTCGATCGCATGTTGCCCCGACTTGTCCGACCAAGTCCGCATGGGATGGCGGGAAGGGGTGAGGGGCTGAGGAAATGAGGGACTGAGGGGATCAGCGGCGGCCGTCGTGGCCACAATCGGCATCGTCACACGCCGCACTTTGCCGACGGGCTCCGCCGACGCCCGTTTCCAGGACCACGAAAAGCCAAATTTCTTGCCCATCAATTCGCCTCTGGCAATGGCCGTACTGGATTACCAATCCAGTACGGCTAACGGTCCCTGGCTGGCGATTTCGGCGGCCGAATCCGCGTTTTGTGGTGTCGCGGACGATCGGCCGGTCGACTTACCGCAAGTCGCTACCAGTCAACGAGATACCAGAGGTGGGACTCGAACCCACACGTCCTAATGGACACTGGATTTTTAATCCGCAAGGGCTAGAATGCGCGGACAAGAAATGCGGAAGGGAGGGATTGTGACGAATTGGGATAGCGACGGCGATCCAGCGGTCGGCATCCTGGTCGGCTCACTGGCCTGGCTCGCGCTCTGGGCGGCCTGGATGGGGATCTCCAATTGGATCGCCTGGGCCTTCGGGTAGACGAGGTTTACAAGTCCCCGACGGCGCGGGCCGTCTCGACGGCGTGGCGACGGTCCGGCTCGGCCGCCGCGGCGCAAGTCGACAGCAGACAACCAGTTTTGATTTTTCGTGGAGTCCTCCAGAAATAAAACGCCGGCTCAACGCGGCGTGCAAAATCTACAATCGGTGGCCAATGAGCCAAGACGATCGAACGGACGAATGGGTGTTTGGCCTCGTGATCGGCGCGGCCGCCTGGTGGGCGGTCGTGCTCGTCGCGCTCGGTCTCTGGAAACTGATCGCCTGGCTGTGCTCGTGAGCACGAGTTGTCTCAGGTTTTTTTTCGAGCAGCCACGAGGCGCCGCCGGCAGCGGCGAGCTTTTCGATTGACTCGTCCGTCATACGGCGCGGCGGTCCGCCGGATTTTACGGGCCGTTCGTTGATCCAGTTGCTAATTGCGCTGGCGTTGATGCCGGTGCGGCGTGCGACCTCGTTGATGCCGATCTCGCGGATCAGCGGCGAGAGTTGAGCGCGGATGGATTTTGGCACGGCTTAATCCTTTTTGAGTTGCGTTCGGAGCGGATCGCGAAGCCATTCGATGGGCCTTGTGATCCAGTCGGTGGCACCGATGCGGGCGTAGTCGGGGGCCTTGCCGGCTTGGGCGATTTCTCTGATCCATGTCTCCGCGATTTCCTCGGTGCAGTGTTTCAGCGGCTTCACCTGATCCTCGAATCGCGATCGCTCGTTGATGGAAACTCCATCCGGCGCGTTATCGCGATCAATCAATACTTTGTGGTGGGGCAAATCGCCGCCTTCACCACCCGCTGCCCAATCGTCCAGGGTTACACGGATTCGCCAGCCATACGGCGTGTGTTCGATGCGGATTGTACTAGGGTGGTATCCTTCATCAGCAAGAGCCAGAATGAACTCCAAGGCGTGATTGTGCATTGCGTTATCCCTCAGTTTTGTAGTCGGCTCCCATCATTGGGATCAATATTTAAAACCACTTTCAAACTCCATCGCTTCGCGGGCGGTGTGTGGGAGTCGGTTCACTGCTTGCGCCGGCCCCCGATTCAGGTCGCCATCGGCGATTGCTCGCAGAATTTGCTCATCGGCGAACTTGCTCGAATCGAGGGCCTCGGCCCGATCCCATGTTTTGGCGGCGGCGTTCCAGCGGAAGCCGGCGGCCTTGAGTTCGTTTTTCCACTCGTAGGTTTTTCCACTGAGACTGGCCATCGTTTCTTTCCTTTGCGTTGGGTTTGTGGTGTTCATTTCGTTTCCCTCATGCTGCTTATATCATATCGTACTGTTCCGCCTGAGTCAACACCTAAAAGGGCTAAAATCAAAAAAACAAGAATATTTTTTGGGGCCGGAGGCCGGCGTGTCCGGACGTGGGTTACAGCGTGACGCATCGATGACGATTGGCGTGACCGCACGTGCGTTGGTGGCGTGACCCCCACGCCTCCAGGAAGCGTCGCCGGATCAGGCGACGGAAGATCTCCGCCGGGCACGCTCGGCCCGCTTGCGACAAGCGGCCGAGTCGTAACGCTTTTTCGTCGAATAGAGGGGTCGGCCACAGCCACAACGGCAGAGGGGGCGAGGGGCGAGGGGCGCGGGGCGAGAAATCGGCGTGTGGGCGTGACCGGATGGCAACAAACCGCGTGACGCCAAAACCGCCCGGGCAACCACGCGGCCCATCGCGATCGGCACACCGTTGCCAACGGCTCGGATCTTTTCGGTGGCCAGAAAACCGGGCAAATCAAAATCATCCGGCAGACCTTGAAGCCGGCAGACTTCGCGAAAGGTGCGACCGTCGCAGGCCATCGCGGCCGGCTCGGCTCCCGGTTGCGGCCGCCCCTTGGGGATGTCGAGCGGCAAACCACCTTTGGCCCCAAATTGAAAATGGCGCAGTCGCGAGACGGGACAATACCAAGACTGATCGACGTCGATCCGCTGGCGGACCGGATACCGCTCGGCCAGGCCCGGGCAAAGGTCGACGACGTTGGGGGCGCGAGGCACGTTTTCCAACAACCACCAATCGGGATCGGCCGCCAGCACCACGCGGCCAAACTGAGCCATCAGCCGCCGCCCTTCGCCGGTCGGCTCCGCGCGGCGAGCCGCCGAAAAGTCTTGGCAGGGCGAGCCGCCGATCACGCCATCGAATCGGCCGGCAGGCGGGCGGGCGTTTTCGACGCGCCCGCCCCACAGCAGGTCGGGGCCGCGGGCCACGCAAAATCCTTCGAGCTCGAAAGCGAGATCAAAGAGACCGATGCCGGGGAACAATGAATAAACCAACATGCCGTCAGGTTACGCCGGTCACGGCAGCTCGTCAAGACGGGTCACGGGGAGGCTTGAGGGGTGAGACTTGAGGGATGAGGAAAAAAAGTCACGGCGAGTGCTCCGCCGCAACATCCCGCGACCGTGCCGGCCGCGTCGCTGAAAGTTGCGGCCGGTGATGGGCTTGACAACGCCGCTGAATTCGGCGACGATTGCCGGCGGGAAAGTTGGAGCGGGCCGTCTGGCAATTGCGCGACATCCTCAACGACTACTTCGAACACAACTGCGATGCCGAACTGACGGTCAAAAAATCGCGGATTCACAATGAGCTATCCAGGCGGCAAAGCGGCACCGGGTGTGTATCAGCGAATCATCAACCAGATTCCGCCCCATCAGACTTTCATCGAGCCGTTTGCCGGCGACGCCGCCGTTTCCCGCGCCATCCGGCCCGCCGATCGCACGATCCTCGTCGATCTCGATCACGCTCAATTGCGACACCTTGACGCCACGTTCGAGCGACCCGGCCGAGAGCTTCACCTGGCGGACGGAATTCCCTGGCTCAAACATTTTGCCGGCCTCTTTGCCTTGCACCGACCCAAGTGGGACGATTCCATCGTCGCCTACCTCGACCCGCCCTACCCGATGAAAACTCGCAAAGGCGGCCGCATCTATCGATACGAAATGACCGACGAGCAACACGACGATCTGTTGAATGTCGCCGCCGACCTGCCTTTTGCTTGCCTGATATCGAGCTATCCGAATCAGCGCTACGACGAGACCCTGGCCGACTGGCGGACGATCGATTTTCAAACCACCGACCGCGGCGGCAATCGACGAACCGAGCGGCTTTACATGAATTTCCCGGAGCCGGCCGAACTGCACGATTACCGCTACCTGGGCGACGACAAGCGACAGCGGGAACGGATCGCCCGGCGGCGGCGCAATTGGTTGGCCGGTCTCAAACGGGCGTCTCCCTTGGAACGCCGAGCGATTCTCGACGCCTGTCAGCAAGCGGTCGGGGAGGGATGAGGTTTGAGGCGTGAGGAAGCAATAACGCGATCGCCGGTCGCACGATCCGGCGGCCCTGCCAGGCTTTCGGCCGTGACGCCGCTGCGACTTCGATCGTGACCCGCCGGCGGCACTAAACGTGACGGGCCCGGCGGACGTGCCGTGACACTCACGCCTCAACCCCCAACAAGAAAACGCCCCGGCCGGGTTGCCCTGGCCGGGGCGTGACGCGTCGAAAATGGTCGGTCCGCCTCAGTCGTCGTCGGGGATACGCCAGGCGGACCGGGCGGCCGTTAGGATCGGCGTCGCAAAGATGTCGTCGATCTTTGTGGCGCTTTGGGCAACCGCGTCTTCGATTTGATCGAAGAGGAAGTCAATCACACCTGCCGCGTCGCCGTTGACGATCGCGTTCCAAATCAGCGCCTCGATGCCCCGGTCATCGCCGTAGGCGACCTTGCCGGCCGGCATTTCCAGTTTGCCGAGCAGGGCGTCGAGGATCGATTGAATGCGATCGGGTGTTAGCACATTCAGCGCCGACATCAACAGCATCGTCAGTAGCTTCGTCTTCAACATGGATCAGGTTCCTTTTTCCTCAGCGGCCCGTGGTGAAAAACCTTCGCCTGGCTGTCGTCGGGCCGCGTCGCCGACTCCAGGTTTTTTTCTTGGTTTTGGGGAGACGTGATCGGGTTGGCTGAGTCGAACCGTCCATCCGTGCGGTCGTCGCTTGCCAAGCGCAGCACCGCGCCGACGATCGCCGCCGACGCCAGGCTAATCACCAGGCCGGCGAACGCGCCGCCGATGGCATTGATCCAACGTGAGTTGTGGTCGGTCCGCGTTTCGAGTTGAGCGACGCGCGTGACCAGGCCGTCGTTGCCCTCCGGCGTGCCGTGCAAGATTGCCTCATGCTCGTCGGTCTTTTCCTGATGGTTCTGGCAAGGCATCTTAGCGAGGTGAATTTTGATATCGTTCAACTGTTGCCAGATCGCTTCGATTGGGTCACCGCTCATGTCGACTCCGTTCCTTCCTAGTCGCTGATCCGATGCCAGGACCAATAACAGCCGTCGGCGCTGCCGTCGCCCGCCTGACCGGCCAGGTACGTCGCGTCTTCGTTGTCGGCCGACCCCTCAAAACGTGTCGCGCGGATGCGATACGTGTGACTTGCGTTTGTATGATTCACCAACAACGCCGGCGACGCCTTGTCTTCCTCGACGTAGTTGGTGTCGAGGATCGCCAGACTGGCAGGCACGGCGTTCCAAGAAGAACCGGCATACCGTTCGATCCACGCCTCCGCTTTGCGTGGACTCGACCACGGCTGCGACGTGCCCTTTTCGGCGTGGATGTTGAGCTTGACGTCGTAGCGGCCCGTCTGTGCGATCGTGAGCACGCCCGACGACAACGAAAAGTTCGTGTCGTCGAGGTTCGTACACGCGGCGGAAATCAGAAGCGTATCGGGGCCGCCGGTGTTCAGCACGGTTTGATCGGCGCCTAGATATCCCTGCCAACTGATCTGCGTATCGACGTTACTCGGACAATCGACGATCCGCACCAGACAAAGCACTTCGCCCAGGGTGCCGGGGGAGTACAGAATGCGGGCCGTGCCAGTGGCCGCCGACTCCAAGCGAAAGACGTTCGGACCGAGGTCGGGCACGGCGTAGCGATGGCCAAGATCCGTGACGTCGACCTTGGCGACCGTCACGCCGGCGACAGCGCCCGGCGTCGGATAACCGTCTTTGGTCGGCCGCTGCAAAATGGCGAACGAACAGGTGTCGTCGGCCGTGGCTTTGCGGCTGTCGAAGGTGGGCCGATACTTGAACTCCAGGTCGTTGGCCGCCTCGTTGAAGACGACGCCGGCCAGGCCGACGCAATCGAATTGGTCGCGATCGCTGCCGGTCGAATTCAGCACGCGGTAGACGTCGAGGTCGCCAAACGAACGGATCGACCGGGCGTTTGCGCCGTCGCGGCGGTTGGCCTCGGTCGCGGCCGCCGCCAGCATCGCGTTGAATTCGCCGGCGCTGATTTGCATCCGTGAGTTGCGGCTGGCAGGCGTGAAGGGCGGTCGCGTCTGTTGCACGTCGTCAGACTCCTATGCCGATCAGGCTGAAATCGGCCAGCGGATACACCTGCGAGACAACGACGGCGTGGGGGGCCGGCACCATGCGGTTGGCGGTGGTGTCTTTTTCCTCGTGAAAATACGTCCAGAGGTATTCGTGGCCGTCCTTTTCGATCGGGCCGCCGGTGATGTCGCCCGGCTCTTCGATTTCAATGTTCGGTTCCATCGTGAACTTGAAAGTGACTTGCCACTGGCCGCCCGGCTTGTCCTGCGAGCCGGTCGCGCCGTCAAATCGCACTTCGCCGGCCGCCCACCCTTTGAACGTGTCGTCGTTGACTGAGCCGGTCAATGTGGCCAGCGTCTTGGCGTAGGTTTCCGTGACGTCCTCCGCGTTGAGATAATGCGTTTCCTGGTAACTGAACGCCGGCACAATCACGTCGACGCCCGCGACGTTGCCGTCGGCGTCGACGCCGATCGCGTTCTTGAAGTCGGGGGCGACGTACTCGTGATGCTCGTAAATCTCTTGGTCGATGGCGATATCTTTGTGCACCGTCCCGCCCGTCGTGTCGAACGAAAAACTCGACGTGTTGTCTTCCCGCTTTTTGCTGGAATAGGTGAGCGTGTATTTCCAGACCTCGGGCGCGATCTGGTCATCGGTCACCGTTCGCAGCCGCAGGCCGTCGTCAGACGCGGCGGGGGCCTCGCCCAGGACGGCGGCTTTGAGATCGGACTTATCGTCCGAGCCGGCGGCGATGTACAACCGGACCTCTTGGTCCTGGTCGCCGACCGTCTCTTTTCTCGACTTGTACGCTTCGCGGACGATGATTGCCATGGTTCGACTCAGGTGAATACGAGTTCGCTCTCCCGCGCCAAGCGAGCGATTTCCTCCACGTGTGCGGCCGTCTTTTCAGCGGCTTTCAACTGGCGGGCGGTGGGCGTGCTGCCGGCCAGCAACGCCTGAGCACCGGCTGCGGAAAACGAGCCTTTCGCCTGACGTGCGGTCGCCTCCGCGCCACCTAGACCGGCGTTGAAATCCGACGGGTCGTAGCTGAACGGCGTGTTATTGTCGCCGTCTTCGCTGTCATCGGTGGCCGCTTCATTGGCGGCCGCCCGGGCGTCGGCCGCCTCTTTGGTCAGCCGGCCAAGATCGGCGTTCGTCGCTCGCAACGACCGATCGAGCCAGGTTTCGCCCCGGGCCTCGCGACGAGCGTCATGGGCGTCGCTGACTTGCCGGGCGGCATTGGCCTCGGCGCGATCGCGGAGTGCGTCGTTGCCGGCCAGCGCTTTGTTGAGATTCGCTTTTCCCAGCAAGTCCATACCAAAGTTGCTGGCGACCCAACTGTTGATCTTTGCGAGCGCCTTGAAGAACTTGTCGACCAGCCAGTGATTGAACGACGCCCACCCGATTTTCATGGCGGCCGTGACTTCCGCCCACACCGACGCCAGCCGGTCGGTGAACGCGAACCAACCGTTTTGGATCGCGACCAGCGCGGTCAGCGCGGCGGCCTTGATCCCCTGCCAGGCGATTTGAGCGGCCATCGACAGGTTGCCGCTCATCAAGGCGTCGACAATGCCGCCAAACGTCTGCTTAGCGATACCGAGGATCTCGCCGAAAAACCTTTTCGCGCCCGCCCACAAGCCGCCCAGTAAGCCCAGGGCGTGCAGAGCGGCCGCGCCGATGCCGACGACGGCCGCGGCGATCGCCAAGGGCACGGCGACCACGGCAGCGGCGGCGGCGATCGCCGAGGCGATGCCGCCGACCACGGCAATCACTCCGCTGGCGACCGTGGCGATCCCGCCGATCCCGGCGGCGACAACCGAGGCGAAGACGCCGACGCCGACCAGAATCCCGCCCACCGCGACCAGCGCGGAACCGATGCCAAAGATCCATTTCACGAGCGTCTTGTTGTTGCCGGCCCACTCCTGCACGGTCTTGGCGATGCCGGTCAAAAAGTCAGCCGCTTCGGTGAGCACCGGTGCGAGCGCCGCGCCGACCGTCGTCACGATCCGCATGAAGCCGGCCCACATGGCGTCGGTCGCTCGCTTCATTTTTACGGCGTTCTCGATGTCCTCCTTGGACATGATCGGGGCGGCGGCCAGCTTGCCCCGCAGATTCGCCCCCTGGTCGAGCAACTCCATGATTTTGAAGGCGTCGCCGCCAAAAATCTCGTCGGCCGCGAACTGGCGAAACGACGGGTCTTCGATGCCGGCAATCGTCTCGGCAAGCTGCGCGTACTGTTCGGTGATCGGCAACTCTTTCATGGCCGCGGCGTCGATGCCCAGCTTCTTGAACATGTCGGCCAGCGGACCCGTGTTGTCGGCGACCGCTTCGCCAAGCCGGAGGTTTAGTTCCTCGGTCGCGCCGACAATGTCGTCAGTCTCAATGCCCAGCGATTTGGAAACCGACACAAGCTGCGAAACGCCTTCCACGCTGTGACCGGTTTGTTTCGAGATTTTCGAGATCGATGCGCCGACGTCCATGAAAAGTTTGGACGCCCCGATCAGCGGAGTCATCAAGGCCGTGCCGGCGGCGCCGACGCCCAGGCCGACGTTTTTCAGGCGACGGCCGAACCGCTTCATCCGCGTCGAGATCCGGTTTTCGAAGTGGTCGAGCCCCTTGCCGGACTTGTCTTTGACGCCCAGTTCGACGTTGCCGCGACCGGCTCGGATTTCCTTGGAGCTTGGCATGTCCTCAACTCCTAGACGCTGGTCGCGTGTTCGGGGGAGACGATCGAATCCTCGAACAGGTTGGGGGCTTTGCGGGCCGACTCTTCCAACGCCGGCCCCATGAACGGATGCGGCTTCACGTAGCGCCGCACTTTTTTCGTGATGTACCGCCCGCGGACTTTTCGACGCGACGCCACGGGGCCGCCCTTCTGAATCACTTCGGGTAACGGCGGATCGGTGCGACCGTCGAGCAGCACGGGACCGACCGGCACGGTTTCCGTATCCATGTCCCAAGCAAAGTAGATCGTCCGCAGGTTCGGCTCCGGACTGTGCGAACTGGGCGGCTTGCCCGCCGCCGCCGACTTTTTGCGTTTGCGGATCGACTGCCGGGCGATGATCCGCGTCAGCGCCCCCCAGCGAACCAGGGGCCGCTTCTTCGACTTGGCGATCGCCCGCGCGACCTCTTTGCGGTCGACGAACAGGCCGGTCATTTTCATCGTCAGTTCGAGGTTCATGGTTCAGAGGCCGGGGGCTGGGTCTTTTTTTTGGTGTTGCGTTTGTGTTTCGGCAGCAACAGTTTCAGGAGCGAAATGTTGGCCGCGCGGATCGGGATGCCGCTAGTCGCACCGCCGGCGGGCGAGTGTTCCTTGTAGGGATTGAAGTCGTCGGGTGCTTTGAGGGCGGTCCCTTTCTTGCGGTGCGAGTTGAACAACAGGGCGGCCAACAATCCGGTCTGGTTCCACTGCATGACGCCGTTGGCCTCGGCCATGGCGGCCAATTGCCTCAGCGTCAGGGGTCGGGGGTCGATACCGAGTTGTCCGGCGAACTCCCAATGGAGGCGCCAGAAGCGGTCTGCGTAGCCTCCGCGACCGTCATTTTCATCGTCCGAATCTTGCGATCCGTTTCCTTGGCGATCGCCGCTTCCATGTCCGCCGGCGTGATCTTCGACGCCGCGTCGACCAGCCTTTGGGTCGCTTTCTCCGAGGCCTCCAGCAGCGGCTTTAGCACTCGCTTTTTTTTTGGCGGCATGTACTCGACGAGTTCGAACATCACGGCCCGTTCGAGACCGTCGTGCGACTCGCCGTAGATCAGGTCGGCAAACTCATCGATCGTCAGCGCGTGGTCGTTCGTCGCGCCGCAAAAAGCCAACGCCACGATCGCTTTCATGTGGTCGGCCAGGCCGTCGAACCCCGCGCGGCCGAGGATGGCGACGACGTTGACGCCGGTCAGCGTCTCGACCTCGATGATATGTTTCATGGTGATGGCGAACGGCCAGTCGCGGCCGTCCGCCAGTTTGAAGTTTTGCATCGTTTTTTCGCCTGGAGGTAAGTGGAAACAAAACGCACATGCGGTCACGCCGAAATAGTGAGCCATTCCGGTTCGGCCAGCGAACCGCCCTCTTCGTGATCGGTCGGCGCGGCCGTGAACGCAACGGACACGCCGTCCGCCAGCGGTTCATCACGATTGGCTTGCATTATTTCGCAGAACATGGCCAGCCCTTGCGACCCGGCGGTTGCGATATCGCCGTCCATCGCGGCCAGTTCGATCGGCGTGTTATTGAGTACCGAATCGAGCAGGGCGTCAAAGACCGTATCGGCTCCGACCTTGTAGCGGTAGCCGAAGTCGATGCCCGCCTGCTTGAGCGCACCGCGCTTGAGTTCCCAACTCGACTCGCGGCGTGACGTGTCGGCGTCGCCCTTACTGAGGTTTAGCGTCACGTCGACGGCGCGTTTGATTTCGACCCAACTGCGCGCCGCGCGCGTGCCAGCGTTGTAGTAGAGTTTGCATTCTTGTCCGATCGGGGTATCGCTCATCGCATTGTCCTTTTAAGGAAGGTCGGTGTAGTCATCGTCGGCGCGGAACGTGGCCGTGAACACGCCGGTTAGCACTGACTTTTCGGCCAGGTGTTTGGCGTCCCAAATGGAGTCGATTTCGAGTCGCATCAGCACCGTGCCGGCAAAACGCCGGTCGGCTTGTTTCAGCAACTCGCGTAGTTTGCGGCCGGTCTCCAACGTCTCGCGAATCAGCCCCTGGTCGAGGCCGTCGCCCTTTTCGCCGGCTTGTTCGGCTTTCACGTAACGCTGAATCGCGACGTCAATCTGATAATCGTGTTCCCAAACGTGGCGAGCCTTGCGTTCCTCGGCCTCAGCCCGCGGCACAATCGTGACGCACGGCCGGGCCTGCAATTCGGCCTCCGATCGCCGCGGCACAAACGCCACCTCGACGCCCTCGGCGGGCACGATGTTCGCCGCCTGGATGTACAGGCAAACGGCGTCGGCGATGGCGGTTTCGGAAATCACTTGGTCGTTGCTTCCAAAGTCGTGTGCAGGCGATAGTGCGATCGGTGGCTCGGCGGCGTGTACCGCCAGGGCCGTTCCGGTTTGGGGGCGTTGAGCCGATACGTTTCGACGCCGTGCGGACCGTCGATTTCGTAGTGGTCCGCTTGGTCGGGCGTCACCGGTCCGTCACCAAAGTCGTACTCGTCGACCGGCACCACGAAGTCGCGCGTGACAAAATGGTTGTCGACGATGTCGCTGACGCTGACCGCTTCCCACTCCGTTTCGCCGGGAATCGCGCCGTCAATCACGATCGCTTTGTCGCCCCGCCGAATCGTGAGCTTGACGCCGTGAATCCGGGCGGTTACCCGGCAAGCGGCGGTGTGCACGTTTTCGGCGATGGATGGCATGGTGATGGTTGGGTTAGGAAGCGTGAGAGACGATGGAAAACAGTTCGCGGTGTCCACATAAAAAACACTGGCCGGCACGGTCGGCGGCGTGCAGAACCGGCCGGCCAGCGACCAGGCGACTCGGTTAGGCGCGCAACGACGCCGTCATACTGGCGGCCGAACAGTCGCCGTCCGACAGCGTCGCCTTGACTCGCAAGTAACGCTTGACATCCGTCGGCAACGCACAGCGGGCTTCTGCCGCGGCGACGGCGCTGCCGTCTCCCGTCAATGTCAACAGGTTGTCGTGAAGCAGTTCCTCGCCGGAAAAGTCGCTGGCGTCGTCGTGGTAGACGTCGTAAACCAGCGTTTCCGTGTCGGCGAGTTGAACGGCCGTCAGGGCAGGCGATTCGAGCAACAACTCCGCGCCGGCCACGAAGTCGGACCGGCTGGTAATGTCGAGGTCGATGCCGTCGGACGCCACCGTGCCGGTGGCCGCAGGCAAGGCTTTCGACACCTCTAACTGCTTGTCGCCTTGCAGCCGGCCGGTGGCGAAACTCATGCCGAGTAGGGGGACGCCCAACAACATCGCAAACAGGTCGTAAAGACCCGTCACGTGAGCGGCGCCGGCGGCAACCGGCATCAGTAGACAGGTGACGAGCAAGGCGAGCGTGAACGTGTTGAACTTCATGGCGAGCTCCTTTTTGATTGAGTGAGTGATTGAGCGTTTGTGCTTTCGTGTTGGCGATCGCGGGCCGCCGGATTCGGCGGCCCCGGCCGAAATGGCTTAGGCGGAAATCGCTTCCGTGTTGAGGATCGAACCGCTCAGGGCGATTGGGATGCCATCCACTTCGGTGGGGAACGGTGCCGGCGCGCCGGTCGCGTTGGTCGCCGTGCGACTGTTGCGCAACTGGCCGAGCGAGCGGCGGTTCATAAAGATCGCATCGGGATAGACGCCCTCGGGGAAGGTTCCCAGGGCGTCATAGATCAGATCGTCGGTCAGCATTTTGCCGGCCTCGGCGGTCAGGTTCTTGATTTGCGCGCACGAGTGCTTCGAACCAACCTGAACGCCGGCCCACAAAAGCAGTTCTTGGATGTAGGCCGTGTACGGGTTGCCGTCGGCGTCTTCGACGTCACCGATACGGACATCCGACAGGTCGAGTTGGCCGTCGGCGCCCCAGACCCACTGCACGTCACGCGGACCGAACTTGACCAGCCAAACGGACGAACCACCGTTTGCTGTCGTGCCGGCGGCGTCGACGACCATTTCATCATCGACGGCGTCGATCAGGCCGGGGTGTCCCTCGTCGTCGCCGACGTTGCGGCCGTAGTAAAACTGCTTGCCGAGCGTCCGCATCGACGCTTCGATCTGTGCGACACCTTCGGTCGCAATGTAAGCCTCGCGACCATCCTCTGACGCATCGGCGATCGCCTTGTCACAGTCGATGCGTGGGTTGAGGATGAACGTTTCAACGAGCCTGTTTTCGAAGCTCGATTTCGAACGGGTCGCGCCTTGATTGGCTTTGCGGAACCCGGCCGAGCCGAGACTCGTGCGGACTCGCGTTTTGTACTGTGTTCCCGAAATCGAGCGCGACGCGGCCACGTTGGGAATGGCGTCGCCCGTTTTCGGGTCCTTGCCGGACACCTCCGGCGTTGCCTTGATCGATTCCTCGATAATGTCGCCAGTGCCTTCGTTCAGCTTGGCGATGTCGAGCAGCGTGGGAAAACTCATCGTTTAACCTTTCGTGTTGAGTTGGGAAGTTGGTCGGGTCAGTGCATCGCCTGGCTAAAACCTTTTGAACAGAACGGTCAGTTGTTGCTTGGTTCCAAGAACTTGAGATTGGCGGCGTAGCGGCCGAGCTTCTCGCCGAGCGGCGACTTTTTGGTGTCGCCGTCATCGCCGTCATCGCCGGAAAACGACGCGCCGTGTTCCTCGGCCTCGTCGTTCACCGCCAGTTGTTTTTGCAGTTGCTCGATTTCTTCGTTACGCTCGCTGAGCCTTTTGGACAACTCACTCAGCCAGGCCGAAAGGGCCTTGCCCGACGTCGCCTTGGCCTCCAACTGGCCGACATAGAAATCAGAGTCGGCGTCGGGGCACGCTTCTTTGAGTTGCTCCAACGTCGCCGGTTCGTCGTTCTGCGAATTGCTCGCCTCGCTGTTGCGCTGCAGCTCGCCGACGTTGACGATCGACAGCCCGTTGTCGGCCAGGTACTTCGACAGAAAGCCTTTGATCCGCTCGGGGTGGATGTCGAGCGACGTTTCGTCCGGCATTTCGTCACTGCGGCCGAGGGAGTAGTCCAGCACGGCCTCCGCCGTCTTGGCCAATTCCGCGCCGCGATGAAACAGGCCGTCCGGGTTGGCGGCCGGATCGTCGACGACGTCGCCGGCGTGCAGCGCGGCCAAGCGGAAGTGCCGCAAGTTTTTGCCGTTCTTTTCGTCGGGGCTTTTGAACTTGCCGTCTTTGTCTTGATGCTCGGCCGAGAATCTCGCCTCTTCGCCGCGATCCCTGCTGAACACGATCGACGTGCCGAATGCTGCGGGATCTTCCTTGGCCATTTTGAGGACGTAGGCCGACAGATCGCCGTCCGGCGCGTGTCTGGCGGCCTCGGCCAAATGCAAATCGGCCAGCACGCGATCGCCGTCGTCGACGAACTTCGGGTTTTTCAGCCGGCCGAGGAAGTGCCCCAGCCCGTCCGCGGATAGGCCCGGATGCGTGAACCGACTTTTGACACCGACGCCGCCGGCCTGACCAACCTTGTCGTGTACCTGTTGGACAAAGAATTGGTCGACGTAGGCGTCATGCCCCAACGCCTCGCCGCGCGTGATGAGAGAAACACCCAAAATCACGCCGGCACCGAAGTCGCCACCGTCGGGGTCGATCGTCGGGCCATCTTCGCCGACCGCCAGACCGGTCGCTTTGGGCGCTCGCTGAAATTTGGGCTCGCGTTCTGGATGCGTGTGTTCGCTCATAATTAAGCCTCGGGAAAAATGGTCTCGGGATTGAAAATGGCCGGCCCGGCTTCGGTGATGGTGATGCCGGACTCGGCGATCAGTTGTTCCTCGCCCTTAAGCGCTTCGACCGTGCCGGCAAAGTCGCGATTGAAATACTTGCGACAGACGTCGTCGCGGGTTTGGAAGCCGGCGGCGATCGCCATGATCTCGCCGCGGAGTTCCTTCGACATGTCGAGCCACGGGACGCCCGTCGGCATCCACGTGCACTTGCCGGCCAGTTCGTCGGCGGTCATGCCGGACGGCACAAGGATGTCGCCATTCGCATCGGCCCGCCGAAACTGCCAAGCGTGCCAGGCGGATCGGGCCTCTTGATGGTCGGCGCGCTTCGAAAACGCCGATTTGAGATAGAGCGTCACGGCCGCTTTGGAACCAAAAAAATTGGTGTGACTCTCGTCGAAAAAGTTGTAGGGCAAGTCGATCGATTTCATCGCGACCGCCAGACAAAACGTCATAAAGTTCTGGCTGTCGCTGGCCGGCGTGCCGGTCTCTTTGATTTCTAAATCGTCGCCCTCGTCGAGTTCGAGCTTCCAGGGGCTGCTACCAAGATCAACCTCATACTTCTCGACGGTTTCCGTTTCGCCGTCGCCGGTGGTGTCGGCCTGTGTCGTTTCCGACGTTGCACGATGGAAGCCGGTCCCCTCTTCGGAATCCGACTTAATCACCAGCCCCATCATTTGCGACACTTTGATTTTGGCCAGGGCGGCCCCCCGGGCCTCGTACAAGTCGCGCAGATCGTTGACGGCCGTGGCAAACGGCGACACGCCGCGCGTCGCGTCGAACCGGTGGTGAGCGTCGAAGGTCGCGAAATGAATCGCTCGCTTCGCGTCCACGTTTTTTTCGAATTGAAAACCGCCCCACTTGCCGCGCTTGTGAATCGCATACGCCATGGCACGGCCCGCCGGGCCGATTCGCACGCCGTGCTTCCACTTGCCGTCGCGATCGGCCCGACCGTTTGGGGTGCGGATGCGATCCGCTTCGATCGCCTGCAACGACCCCTCGCGCAATTTCATAAACAAAATGTCGCCGTCGATAATGCGGCGAGCCTCGGCCATGCGAAAGAATCGGTGGGCGGGATGGCGGCCGGCGGCGTCGAAGGTCTCGGCCTTCGATCGCTCGGCAATGAACGCCTCCAGGTCCGCGTCGAGCGACTTGTCACCGGTCGCCGCGTGGAACGAATGCGTCGCGACGAAGTCGAGGTGCTTGCGGATGATCCAGCCGGCCAAAGACACGTTGCGTTGCAGGTCGCGTTTGTTCGCGATCAACCGCTTGCGTTGTGTCGGCGTCAGGTGGTCATCTTCATGCCGGAGCGTCGTGGAGACGGTCTTGCGGCGGTTGCTCGTTTCGGCGGCGTCATAACCAAACCGCGTCTGCGCAGTCGCCGCGGCGGCCGCGTTTTTCTGCGGCGGTCGACCGGACGTTTTGATCGGGGTCGGGCTCATGTCAGGATCGAATCACCGCGATATCGGAATCGGCGTCGTCGTGGGTCAGCTGAACCTTGCCGTTGGCGTCGTTGTAGATCGATGGCGGGAACGGGCCGACGACTACGGTGGTGTCGTCGGCGATCGACAGCGACTTGTCGGCCACCGCCTGGCCGTCGACCGTCTGTTGGGTGACGACGGTCGTTGTCCCCGCCCCGCCGGCCCCAGACCGTGCCAGCAAAACAAGTTCTCGGCCGGTATTGAGGAACTCGTTGCCGTTGGCGTTGTCGACCGCCGTGAAGCTGAGGGCGACGCCGTCGCGGTTGGATTGCTGAGGGGTGAGCGCGGTGGCCGACATGGGTAGCTCCTATTGACCGCTGAGATTGATCGTGGAAACGCGGGGCCGCTTGCCGGGCGTCAACTGCCGCTGAATTTCGCGGCGGCGACGTCGCAGGGAGTCGAGGTCAAACGACACGTTCACGCCGTCGGCGTTCGAACTCTTCGCTCCGGACGCCAAGATGGCGTCGATTTGAGCAAGCTCATCGGCAAGTGCTTTTAGGGTGGCCATGTTTCACGGTTACACCACGTGAGGCGAACCGCTCAAGACAGGAAAATCGATTTGAGATTTTCCTGTTTTCCAGGGAGCGACGCCGAAAAGAGCGGCCGCCGCGGCCAAGCGAGGCGGGATTTGTTACTCAGGGGTAGGGTCTAGCGTGCAAATTCGGTGTCAAAAACAGGGGTTTTCGCGGTTTCAAGTCACGGTACCGGGCCGCCGATTGCAGCGGCCGGTGCTGACCGAACGTGTCACAGTCACTACGCCGGCGGCGTCACGCTTTTCACCTCCAGACCGTCACGGTTTTGTGCCTGGCGAAGTCACGGCACGGTCCGCCGGCGGGTCACGATCGCCGCCGCTGCGACGTCACGGTTGTTGCGATCGAGGCGTCACGTTTGAAACGCCAGGTGATTCACGCCTTGGATCCCGCCGCTGGATCCGGCGGCGTGAGCTGCTGATCGTCGCCGGTCGGACGAAGATACACCTTGTCGTCGCGGGCTTGCCCGCACTGGAGACAGCGGCATCGCTTCCAGACGATCGTGGTGTAGAGGCCAAACGTCGGGTGGCTGCCGGAGATATTCGCCGTGCGGATGTTCGTGTAAGCCGATCGGTCGGTACATCCGCACGCTCGGCACTTGCTTATGCCGACCTCGACGGTGGGGCGGGCTTCCGTCTTCGCTCCCTTCGGCCGACCGCGACGGGCCTGGGACTTTTGCCCTTGTTTGCGTGACGTCTTCTTGGGAGTCGTCTTCTTGGGGGCCGCCTTTTTTCGTGTCGTCATAGTCGTTTTGCCTTCCGTGATCGTTTACGTTTGGGTTTCGCCTGACGTTGGTGTTCGGGCAGGATGCAGCCTTCGACGGACGCCGCCACGGCGGACATGACGACGACGTCCAAGAGGTGGTTGTCGGGCTTGTTCGGCGGCAGTTTCCACTCGATGACCCGCCGTTCGTTCGCTTCGACGGGAACGGGCCTTTCCGACGTAAGATGGTCCGCGATCATGCGATGCCGTGACGGCTTCGCGGCGTACAGCCGCCATGCCCCCGGATCTTCGTCGGGTTGCGCGAGTCGGTTTTGAACGAACGTTTTCCAGTAGTTCGAATCGTAGGAAACATAGCGAACCGGCTGGCCTCTGTTGACCGCCGGAGATCTCCAGTGATGACCGACGATGTCGCCCTTCTTCTTTTTCCGGTCGTTGATCTCGCGTGTTGTCGCTCCGATGTATCGGCCGTGACACGGCGTCAGGAGCGGCGCCATCGCGTGATGGTTGCAAATCTCGTAGATGATGTCCGTCGATTCCTTCCAGTTGGCGTCGATCACCACCCGGTCAACGTGTGCCAAGCCGCCGTCTTCCCGCTGCCACACCTGGCCGGTCAGCATGTCGATTAGATCAGTCAGCGAGGCAAACAACCTCGATTCAAGCCGCCCGCTGTATTCGATCCCAATCGTCGGATGCGCTCGGGCAAGCGTAAAGTACGATCGCGACTGTTCTGGCCAGGTTCCGTAGTCGGTGATGCCAGCCGACATATCCGGCGCGACGCCAACCATTCCCCAGTAAAGCAGGTCTTTTTGCACGTCGATCGCCGCGACGAGTTTCGTGGTGGCGTTGGGGATCTGTCGACGAGCGACCGCGTTGACCCGCTTGGCGATCTCCGGAGCCGTGAGAAACTCCTTTTCAATCGCGTGATCTTTTGGCGGGTCGTTCTGGCACTCACAAGCAAAGGCGTAGGGGTCGGCCAAAAACTTCCGCATCGTCGACTCGAGCGCCGACAGATCCCCCGGCTTGATCGCGTCGGGCCAATCGACCACCGCGCCGCGGTCCATTTCACGGCGATTGTCGCCGTATAGCTTGTGTGCGTTTGGCGTGTTTTGAAGATCATTCGCTAGGTCTTCGCGGCGGATTTCGTCGTATTTCTCCCAGAGATCCATTCGATCCGGAAAGCTCTTCAACTGCTGAAATCGTTCGCCGTTCCAGTCGGGATGTTGTTCCTTGTCAAGCATTCTGGCCGCCAGGTCATCGGGGCGAATGATCGTGCACGGCATCAGCGCGGCTAGGCGCTCCGTTGGCCCCTCCAGTCCGTCGATCGCCCCTTGAATGATTCGTTCCCGATGTTCCGTTTGAGCTGGACTACTGGCGGATTCGTCGGTTTGTGGATCGTCGATAACCGCCAGCGACGGCCGAATACTCCGGCCGTCGAGCGTGTTGTGTTTCGCGCCTCGAATGCCGCCCAGCAGGCCGGCGGTGTGGGTCTTCGCACCGGATGCCTGACTGCCGGGGATCGTCGGGAACACGATCGATTCAGCGCCAATCGTGATCTTCGTGTGCCGCCCGTGGTGAAGCTGGCCGATGGCGCGGCGTGGTTCGCCATCTAGTTCGCGAATGGGGTAGCAGATTTCCGGAAAGTCTTCATTCAGGGCATCGTTGAACATGAGTTCCGTGCGAATGTGATCGAGCATTTGTTCGGCAGCGTCTTTGTTCGCGCCGATCAGCATCACAAAAAAGTGGCGTCCGGTCATCGCCGCCCACATGGCGGCGATTTCGGACCGCGTCGTTTTGCCCCGGGACCGTGGCATCACAAAAGCGAACTTGCCGCCGTGCTCGATTGCCGACTGAATTTTTTGATCGACGCGGACTTGATCCTGCGACGATGGCAGCGTGAACAAATGGCCGAAATACTCGCGACAAAAAAACTGGAAGTCGCCGAAGGCGTGACGGCGGCGGGACGGATCGCTGACCGGAGGGATCGATCCAATGTCGCGGGCGACGCGGCTGGCCGCCCGATTGCGCTGAATGGCGGCCGCCTTAATGCCTTCATACACATGATGCGATTTACGTCGTCTCGACATTGATTTTCTCCGCCGCGATTCGCGCGTGTTCTTCGATCGGGTAATCAGCCGGTGCCAGTTCTAACGGCAGCAAGTGAGCGGCGATCGTTTCGATAGTCTTCAACAAGTCTGCTCGCTCGGCCGTGATTTCGTCCGTTTCACCAACGGCGTCATTCGGGTACAAATCCAACAGCCGATTCAATTCCTTTTGGCTGGCCAGCGCCGACTTGACGTCGTCTTGGTCCGCCGCGGTCGTGTACAGGTGATTGATCCGTCGCACGGCTTGCCCGACTTCGCGACGGCGATCGAAGTCGGCGGCGATCGCAATGCGATCGCCAGCCAGGCCAACAAGTGCGGCGGCGTCGGTTCGCCGAACACCTAGTTCCTTCACGGCCTGTTCGATCGCACTCGCTTCCGAACGGCCCAACACCAAAAACAAAATCAACTCTTCGAGTTCGGTCGGGTAAGTTTTCGCCAGCTTGGCCGGATCGGGCGTTGCGGGGCGGCGCGTCTTTTTTCGAGTCGCCGTTTTTTTCTTTGCCGGCGATCGTTCCCTGGCAGCCGCTTTCTTCCTTGCCGGCGACCGCTTCTTGGGCGTCGCTTTCTTCTTTGCCATATTCGCCTGGCGAGTTGAATCATGTTCCGCCGAGAATTCCGGTCGCCGTGGTGCCTGTCGCGTGAATGCGTTTCGCTCGGACGGGATGCCAGCCGTTTTCCGCGTCGGGAATCACCACGTCGTTGCCACGTACCGTCGTGACTTTCACGTCACCGGCTGATCCCACGTAAATGGCTCGCGTCGCGTAAGGCAGGTCTTCGTTGTCGTTGGGCGTTACCTCAAACAAATCCTCGCAGGGATCGTCTAGGTCGAGGCGTTGGTTTCCGACGTGGGGGGCTTCGGAGGCCATGATGGTTCCTTGGGGTTGATGCGTTGTCGCTGAAAGCCGGCTTTTGCCAGCACGGTTTCAAAGTTGGCTCGCTTGTCGGTGGTGCCGGCGGCGAGCTTGATGATCGGCAAGGCCGCCGCGATCTGATCGGCAATCTCGGTTTCGCGGCCGGGGCGCGGACCCCAGAAGCACACACGCGCAACCTCTTCGGCGGCGGTCGGGCCGGGATAGGGAACCACCGACACAGAGAACAGGTTCTTGAGCGAGTAGCCTGTTTGTTCATGCGGCGCAACCGCTTCTTGAAACAGCTTGAGAGCTTCGAGGGGAAGAACGGCGATATAGGCCGGTAGTGACATCGTTAAACTCCGTGCTTCGCCTTCAACTTTTGGCTGGTGATGGCAATCTGCGAATCAGAATGTGCGACGCCCAAGAAGCGGCGAGTCGCGTACAGATGGCAGGCGGCATGCATGTCGGCCACGCCGTCGGAGTTGCTGGCTCCAAGATAAAGCGGTTGGCTGCCAGACGGATCGCCGGGGTGTGCCGCGTGGTATTCACGTTCTCCGTTCACAAAAAGGCTGACATTCGCGCCATCGTTCCGAAGACAAAACACCGCCGGCGTGCTGGGGTCGCTCGTGCCTTGAATCGTAGATTCGTCGGCAGATCCAACCGCGGCGGCGATTTTGCCGCCTGCTCTGCCCATGCGAAACAGAATCTCGCCGTCACTGCAACCGACCAACGTTTGGCCGTCGCCCGCTATCGAGCCAACGGCGTAGAGAGTGTTGACATTGCCCGGTGTTTTGGGCGTCACAAGATGGTCGTCGCCGCCGTCGAAATCGAGATACCCGGGAAGTCGGAACAACGGTCGGGCGGCGGGGTTGGTTTGGTTGCCGTCGCCACATGAGTAAACCGGGTCCTCATCGTCTGCCGTGTGTTCCCAGTAGCCGTTGACCAACGTGGAGCCGCCCGTGATGGTTGCATCGTGATTGCCTTGACCATCGACTAAAACGCCGTCATTTGAGTCGCATTCATAATTGTAGACCGGCGTAAGAACGGGTTTCGCTGATGTAAACTCGGCGGTTATTTCGGCTTCGGTAAGTGCGGAGTCGAAGTAGCGGATACCCTCGAATTGTGCCCACGAACGATTCGTGCCAAATGTACCGATCTGATGGGCCTTGCCGCCAGCGTCGTGAATGCCGCCAGTGTGAATCTTCGTTTTATAGACGCCGTTCAGATACACCGCGAGTATGTTGCCCGTGGGATCGTGAACACAGCCGATCGTGTTCCACGCCCCGGCATTCAATGAGCCGGCTGTATCTAAGTTCGTCGCGGTAGACCCGTCGTCGTAAATCGTAAACCGCACGATACCAGACGGTTCTTTGCTTCGCAGTAACCACGACCGATTGTTTCCGGACCCCGCGTAGTAGTAGAGAAATCGGTAATTCTTGGTTAAATCCGGCACCCAAACACGAGCGAGCCAAGTGAAGGCTTCGTTGGTTGTCAGTGCGATGTCGACGTGAGCCGCAACTTCCGCGTATTGGGAGGCAGTCGTCGTTTCGACCTTGTCCTCCATGTCCCATTGGTGAATTAGTTCGCGTTGAAACGTGTTCCAAACTACGTCGTGGTCGATACGAACGTCGTCGATCGTGCCATTGAACCGCGACAACGACGAACCCGTCCAGCTTTTGTTTGCGATGTACGTAGACGTTACTCCATCGCTCAAATCGTAGTTCTCATAAGCCGAGCAGTCGGTTGTGTCGTCTGGAGTCACCGGATCGTCGCAATAAATCGCAATGACACCATCACGATCTATTGTCACGCAAATCCAATGGTTTTCCCCGTCAGCAATCGCCGTACTGCCAAGCGCATAGGCGATATTGCCGCTGTGTCGAATCATCGCAGTCACATAACCACTGCCGTTGACCCACAGGGCGTACCCGTCTTGATCGCTGTCAGAGCGACAATCAAGCAACGCTCTTGTTTCTGCTTGCGTGGTGTTAATCACCATCGAAAACGAGACATCCTCCCCGGCCGCGAGTTGGGCTTGCACTCCAAGATCAACTTCGTCCCCAGCCGCCGCCACGAACGTCTGAGCCGCTCCCGCAACCAGTGCCGTCGTCGTGGTATTGCTGGCATCGCGGGCATACGTGCCATCACTTCCACTGCCGCTGTTGACTGCCGTCGTGCCACTGGTTTCATCCAGTTTTAGGTGGATTACCGGCTCGTCGAGTCGCGTGAACCGCACGGCCTGTTTGGCGTTGACGTTGTCCAGGATGTCGACCACCAGGTCCTGGCCGAGGGTCGGCAGGTGGGGGAGCTTGGGCTTGGCTGCGGAGATCGTCGGGCCGAACCTCATCGTCTCATCCTCGTGTATTTCTTGAAAAATAAAACTTTACCGATCAGGCCGGCGCTTCCGTTAGGGGTCGGCGTATCCAGTGTCCAAAAAGGACCCGCCCCGGCCGCGGCCGGGGACGGATCCGGCTTTCAAAAAAGGTTGTGCAGTGTTACGACGGCCGACGGGTGTTGGTGACCGTCGATCGGAAGATGTACAACTCGCTCGGCACGGCGCGTCGCCCATGTAGGCGGATGACGTCGGCCTCGTTGTGCGAGTTCCGCAGCACCCAAACGGTATTCCAGAGCACGCTCTCATCCCACTCCAGGGCGACCAGTTCGAGCGCGTGACCCCACCAGTCGTAGGCGCAGTAGCCAGGCCCGCCAACGGCCAAGCCGGTCACGGCGTGCTGAATCATGCGGTCGTATCTGGTGTTGTCGCAGTCCCATACTTCGTCGAGTCGGTTGTTGGCGGCGTCCGCCTCCCAGCCGTCGAGGTACGCACGGTGATTGCGGCTGTGAATTTTGGGCGTGAACTTCTGGCGGCACACGCCTCTTTCACGCAAGCCGGCAATAGCCGATTCGAGGTAGTTGCCGCGATTGCTCCAACCCACCGCCCAGCCGAGTGAGACGGGCGACAGCGGCTCGACGGCTTTGCCCTCAGCCGCTTGCAGGTCCATCAGGGCGGCCGTGGAGCCCCAGGTCCAGCAATACTTGAGCGTCGACTGATTCCACCGCGTTTGGGGGGGCAACCACGTTTCGCGTTGGTGATAGTAGGCGAACGTTCGATCGCGGTGGCAATCGGCAATCACCTCTTTGTAGTCAGCCGGCGAGACGAGCTTGTCAGCCATATCGCCGAGCGGTGCGAGGCCCGGAGCCGAGCCGTACAACGATTTTCGTGGCATCGCGCCGTTGTTCGTTTGCGACAACACTTCGTAGTCGCGGTCAGCGTCGATCATCATGGTCATGGTCACTCGACCTCCCTTGACAACAGGAAAAGCGTGTCGGCCTCGGTCGCCGGCAACGCACGGGCAACCGGTTCGCCGCCGCTCAGCGGCCGGAACACAACCAACGGCAGCACATCCGAGCCACCCGCGTCATAGGCTGCCTTCCAGAACGGCCAAAGGTTTGGTTTCACTTCACGGACCGTCTTGGTTTGCCGGCTGCCAGGCGGGCTGTACGTTCGCTCTGTGACCACGGCGTCGAAGTCATACGATCCGATGAATCGATGCCCGGCCTCGGCCAGGCGATCGCGAAACGCACGCCCGCGCACGATCGCCACCTGAGCACGGTCCATGTTGTCGAGGTCGTTACTTTCGAAGAAAAACACGGCCTCGCTTTTTTGCGGTGTTGGTTCGGGACCTGGTGCCGGCGCCGGATCCGGCGTCGGCGGATCCGGCGGCTGTCGATCGATGACCGGCAGCGTCACCGTCGCCTGAGCAACGCCGGCGTCGGCCGGGGCAGAGACCGCGATCAGGTAGTCGCCCGTTTCGAACGCGGTGAAGATGATGAACGGCTTGCCGCCCCACGTCTTCGCCGCGATCGCTTGCGACGTCGATGGCCAGGCCAGCAACACGGCTTGTTTCGCCTGTTGCTCCGAAAGCCCAACGACGTCGATCCTCACAGACCGGCCGACCAGGCAGGATGTCGTCAGCGGCGGCAGAACCAACTTGAGTTGTGCAGCCGGGTCAGCAGCTGAGGCCGCCGAATAGTGCGTCGATCGAGCGTCGCCCGATTCTGCGTCGCCGGATCCAGACAACACGGCCGGCCACATTTGGACCTCAGCCCCAGGGTCTGGCGGCGAAATGTGGGGCCGAATTGGCGGCGTCGCGGCGACTTCGCTATCGCATCGCACCGCCACGTTGACGGATGGGCCATTCGTGGCCGCGCCAAAGAAGACGACTGCCGCCCAAAACGTGGCGGCCGCCAACAAAACGACAGTGGCTCGGATGCTCAGCGTCGAGAAGTTCATTTTGATTGCCTCGCGATCGATGAAAGGGTGACGAAAAAGGACAACCGGTCACGGCGGTGACACGATCTCGGTCACGATTTGGTGTCGGGACGCTTCGACTTCCGGCGGTTGTGAGCTTGCCGCTCGGCCTGAGTCTTGGCGGCGCTCGCCGCCGGCACGGGTTTTCGTCGGTGCTTTTGCCGGCGGGCCTGGCTTTCGGGGTGGTCGGTCGGTTCCGTTGGCTCGGCTGCCGGCGGCGAGTTTTTCGGCGGCGTCGGCCGACGGGTATGTTGCTGGCGGCTTTCTTGGCTGCCGGGGCCGCGTGTTTTGGACTCGGCCGGCGTTGCCGGCTTCTCTGGCGTTGGCTGTTCGCTCGTGTCTGGCTGCTCAGGCATGGCGGAACTCCAATAAAAAAACGGCCAACCGGGCCGGCGACGTTGCCGGTGGTTGGCCGTGAATGGGCGATTAGGTTGTTAGTTGAGAGTTGTCAGTCGTCAGTCGTCAGTTGCCGGGCTTCCTCCGTCGTGTCGGTAGCCCCGACCGCCCGCAACGCCTCTTTGAAGTCGGGATTTTCCATCACCTTGGTTACCAAAGACTGAATGGCATTTGCTAGAATACCAAAAGCTTTGTGAGCAGCTTCAACTGCCGCACTCACTTGGCGTCGCTCATCGTCCGTTAGCGTAACGCCGGCTTCACACTTCGCCATGATGTCTTTCAGGTCGCTCATCGACACTCCGGAAATTGGGACATCACGTCGGCGAGTTCACTTTCAAGGGCCATGATGTCGTGGGCAAGCACTTCCGCCTCGGCATTATCGTCGGCCAACTCGGCCGCGTTGAGTTCTTCGTGCAAACTCGCGAGCGTCTTTTTGAGTCGCTCGAATTCGTCCATTGCCGCGTCACGCTCTTTCGGCGTCATTTCACTTTACCCATCTTCGGTTGCGAAGAAAATACCACGTGCTCCGCTCAGTCCTCGAAAAGGGTCGTCTGGCCGTTGATTTTGTCGAGTCGATCCCGCCGGTTTTTGCGGCGAAACGGGGCGTCGTAGCCGTTGTGGCACCGCTGACAGAGCGCCGCCAGGTTTTCGTCTGCACAGTTTTCCGGGCAATGGTCCAAGTGAGCGACCGTTAAGACGACGATCGAACCGGTCACCGGATGAGGCTGACCGTGCACGGCCCCGCACCACTCGCATTGCCACTTGGCCCGATCGCGACGAATCCGCAAACTGATTTCATTCCAGTCGTCGGGGTAGCGAGCCGCGTTTTCAGGCCGGATCGGCACGTCGAGGCCTCCGCAACAAATCGCCGCCGGACGCCGCCTCAGCCAACACGTCGGCGTGACACGGCTTGTCGAGGGCACACCAGCACGCCAGCTGCTTTTCTCGCAAGGGAGCGATGTACGCTTCCCAGTGGCCGGGCCACCGCGCTCGCCAATGCAGCAACCAGTGCCGGAACAACAACACGGCCATTTCGGTCACCAGCGCCGGCGACTTCATGCCGAACACGGTCTGGCAACCCAGCGAGTCGGGAACGGGCGACGGCACGGCCGAAAAATCGTATTCCAGTTGGTGGTTGTTCATGGACGTCAGCAGGCAGCCCGACTGAAACGGATTGCCCCACCGCGACGGCCTACCGACGTAGACCGTGTGCTCGGGCATTCGCCAACCCTTGGTCCGCTTGCGTTGAACCCGCAACGGGTGAGGACAATAGACGCTCCCGTGGCTCTGTCGTTGCTCGATTTCGTCAGCCAGCCGTCGAGCGGCGTTACCAAGCCGGCCAACGAGAACGCGCGGGTTGCCACGCCACTCTTCAGCGCGGGCGATCTCGATGGCTTGTTCTGCGGGCATTCGCTTGTCGAGGTTCATTTTTTCGTCCGGTTGTCAAAATGCGATCTGAAAGAGTTGCTTTTTTGTCCCCCATGCGATCCACGATCTCTTGGACCATGAAGACGACTTCGCAGGCGAGGCACTCACACTCAGACGGCGGGGCTTCACCGTGGTAGGTGATGAAACGCGTGTTATCTGTACATGTCTCGACGCGCCATCTGCAATTCCATCGCGGTAATTGCCGCCACCAGCGCTACCCACGGCGTGGTGCATGGCACTGTCTGTATGGGTTCCAGTTTCATTTTCCAGTTCGTGAGCTTGCAACCATACGCGAGCTGTCCATCATCGCGCTTGTTGCCGACAATCTTCACAAAAAAGCCCCGGTTCATCAGTTCCCGAAACAATGCCCAAAACTGCTGATGTCCGTAGCGTTTGCCGTCAAATTCTATCGTCTGTGCCATAGTACTGCCCTTTCAGATAACCACCGGATGGAGAGGGACGCTCATTCTTCGCGCCCCTCATCCGCGGCGTAGTCTTCCGGCTCGTCGAGCACGTGCCCGCAGTGCGGACAGGTCAGGGCATTCGAGACAATCGCTTGTCCAGGTGGTTGCGTTGGCATGAATTTTTCTCTTTGGTAACGATGATGTGTCCGTGGTCACGATCGAAAGCCAGGACTTTGACTTGATTGGCCGACAGTTCGAGCACCTCCACCGACCACACGACGCCATCGGCGTCGGAGCGTTGGATAATGTCGCCAGGTTTTAACCTTGTCTTTTTCACTTGTCAGTCCGCCGGCTCATCCCATTTACCCTCCGCCTTGAGTTGTGAAATGAATTCATCGAGTTCTGCGTTGGGGTACGGAGCCTTCGCCCGCACGAGCCCGGCGGCGTGCAACTGAAGATGATCTAGTTCCGCCCGTTCGTCGTCAGTGAGGCCGCTTGAAAGCTCTTTGTCGATCAAATCGCACCGACGATCGTTGGCCGCTATCCCAATGCCAACGGGTTTCGTCGTGTTCGTGGCTTACATACCCGATCCAGCCGGGAAACGATTCGTGCATCGTCGAAATCAACACCTCTATTTCGTCATCGGGCAGTCGTTCCGTGACGGGAATCCAGTCGCCAACGCTCATGTCAATCTCCTCAAGCTTTCGTTGTCTTCCAGCGTGCGGACCTTTTTACGCTAGGCCCAACAGCGCACGGACGGCGGTGGCCGCGACTTGGATCAGTTCTTTGCGCATCGCCAGGTGGTCACGTTCGCTTTCTTTCCTGCGAACTTCGTCCCAATACTCATCCAACTCTTCGAGAATCACGGCGTAGGCTTCGTGGTGGCTGTTGTAGGGATCGAACCGTGATTCCGCCCGCTCAACCTCGTCGCGGACGTCCAACAACACGGCGTCGAGCAAACCCGTATTCAGGCTGGCCGATTCCAGGTAGCTGCAATCGGCACACTCCCGGTTGCCGGCTTTGGAGGTCGTCATCGTCTCGCCGCAAAGCGGGCAATCATCACTCTTGATCATGTCTTTTCCTCTCCGTGGTTTTTGGGACTCTGCGGTGAACTCTCCGCCTCGCGTTGGAGTTGTCGCATGCGATTCCGCATCGCCGTCGCGTCGTGCCAGTCGAAACTCAAGTCGGGATTCGCCGCCCAGCGGCCGAGCCGGTCCAAGGCCTCGCAGCGCTGGCGATCGCCGTACAGCAGGATGTACCGTTCGCCGCCTTTCACGATCGCCAGCACGTTGACCGATCCAGCCTTCACGATGTCGCCTCCACGGGTTGCTGGTCGTTGGCCGCCAGTGCCGCGATTAACATTTCGCGGGTCAGCGGCGTATCGCCCTTGGCTCGCCAGTAGTCGGCCGCGATCCCGCTCTTGCCCCGCAGGGTCGCCAACTTCTCAGCGTCGCTCATCGCGTCGATGGCCGGCCCGTAGCGGCGTTCGAGGTCGGCCGCCGTTTGCGTCTCCGCTTGCCGCTGGGCCTCGTCGGCAAGCCGCCGTTCTTGCTCACGCCGTCGCCGATCCTTTTGCGTGCGAATCAGCCGAAAGTTTTTCGAGGCGTCCGAGGGCGGTGGCCAACCTTGATCGGGCGATTGCCCCGACCTGGCGTTAGCAAAACGGTGGTAAAGGGCTCCCGACGAAAAGGCGTCGGGGCCGTCACCCGCGTTGGCCGCGTCAAAATGCTCGACGATCGCCGCGGCCTCGTCGGGCGAGAGACCGGCCGCCAACGCCGCCTGAGCGGCTTGCCTGGCCATCCCCACCCCCCGCCGACTCAAAGCCGCCTCCACCTCCGCCCGGTTAGGTGGGCGGTTCTCTGGGCGGTTCTTGGGAGGTTTAACAGATAGGTCACCATGTCCTATCTCACCGGTCACCATGTCCGGTCTGACCGGACACCATGTCCTATCTGACCGGACACCATGTCCTATCTGACCGGTCACCATGTCCGCTCTGGGCTCGGGCTGGCGACCATCAAAATCGGCCAGATTCGACCAGATGATTTGATAGCTGGCCGTGTACTTCCACCGCTTCACGTCGAGAATCTGGAGCGACTTGGCGGCCTTGATCACGCGGCGGATCTGCCGGGGCGACATCGCCAGGTTTTCGGCCAACGTCTCTTGCTTGGGGTACGCTCGGCCATCGTCACCGGAATATCCTTCCAGCGCCTTCAGCAGGGCCACCAGGGCCGCCCCAGAGACTTTGGCGTCTGCCAACTCGTCAATCGGCCGGCCGTCGTCTCGCGTGAACCTGAGCGACTCCAATAGCCTCAGCCGGCAGCCTCGCTTGGAAAAGTCGAACTCTGTTTGCGTGTGTTCCATCGTTAAACTCCGTGCTTCGCCTTCAACTTTTGGCTGGTGTGGGTGCCGGCTCGTCGGCCGTGTCGAGCAATTCGTCCCGCAGGATTTTGAAATCGTGCGGTGCCTCGAAACCGACGCTGATTCGATTCCCTTTGACACCACAAACCACCACGCGTACTTTGCCGGCCGGCGTGAAAATCGTCACGCCCTGATCGGGGGTTCGTCCAAGATTCAGCATGTCAACATTCCTTGTCGAAAAAGTTGTCAATTGTCAGTCCGAGGTCGGGTGCCATGCCCCACGCTTGCGTGGGCATGCCTCATCCCTCACGCCTTTCGGTAGTTCCCCATCCAGCGATCGCAGTGGGGGCAGTAGGCCGCGCCGTCGCGGCGCACAAACGAGCCGGGGTCGTGGTGCCGGCAGCCGGGCGTCACGCGGCCCGGCTCGACGAGCGTGTATCGGTACACGCCGCCTTCGATCGGCGTCGCCGTGATGACGTGCCCCGCTTGCCGTAGTTCGCTGACGCGGCCCGTGTACTTCAGCGCGATGGCCGCCAACTCGACCGTCGTCGCCGGCCCTGATCGATCGCTTTGCTTGGTTGCTGGCGACATGGCTACAGCGTGACCCTTTCTTCGACGGGTTCAGGGTCTTTGAATGGAGGCAGCTTGTCCCAATGAAACAAGATGCCCGATTCGTGATCGCCAAGTTTGAATGCCTCGCCTCCATCCTCCCGTCGTCGCCGGCAGACCTCGCGCCCGGCGAATAACCGATGAATCGTCTCGGCACGCTCGTCACGATGGCCGTCTGGCATCAGATACCCGAAACAAATCTCAACGCTGGAATCGCGATTGAGTCCGATCGTGACACCGTGTTGCAGGATTTCCGTGTTAGCCTCTAGCCACTTCACGGCACGGCCGAGGCCGAGCAACGACTGCTGACACTGTTCGTCATGCGATGCATGTTTTTGCTGTGGTCCTATGGCCGACATCTTTGATTTCCTTTCGGCTTGAAAGCTAGGTGGTGACTCAGTCCTCAACACTTTCCGGCTGGCTTTCGATCGCCCTGCGTCTCAAACTCTCGCGAATTTCGGCCGGCAGGTCATACACGCTCAGCGGCTCTTGACAAAGCGAAGCGGCACGCATGCGAGCAACCTCTTCCGAGACGGGGGTGATGCAGTAGATTCCTCTGCCTACGTCTCCCGCTCGATCGACAATTTCCCGTTCCACGCAAAGCGGAGCCCGAGCACCCCGCAGATTGCACACAGCATCGGCCACGACGGGGCCTTGTGCCCTCCGAGAATCCGCTGGATTGTCGGCTGGCTGGTTTTGCACGCATCGGCCAGGGAGGCCTGTGTGTGACCCTGTTGGCCCATCTCGCGGGCGATTAACCCGCGGTGGGCCTTGGTCAGTGGGATGCCGCCGCTATTCATTACTGGCCTCCTCGCCGCATCCGACCGCGTCTTTCGCTGCGTCCTCATCTCCGTCATGGAAGAGGACTAACAGCCCGCGGTCCATCTCGTCGATTACCCAGTCCCCATTGTCATCATCACCCCAGCTTGGCTGCCCAGCGTGAGAGCATGCTTCCAACCCAGGCAGCAGCCGCTCCGTCACAAAGTCACGATAATCGCTCCACACTTCGTCCTCTGCGTTATTGCAATACCACAGACTCCCGTCGTCAAACACACTGTAGCTGGCCGTGTCCCCACTGCCAGACCGCGTGAACTCGTGATCCGGCTCGCTTGTTATGTCCATCTGGGACAACAGGTAAGCGCGGCCAGCACAAAGTTGCATGAAATCCTTTGCCTCCGACCATTTCCAAGCGGCTGGCAATCGGATGTAGTCCCGTTCGTAATCCGTAATCGTCGTCATGGCTCATTCTCCGATAGGTTTGGGTGGCGGTTGCCTCAGTAACTCTATCGGTCATTATACCTGGTGGGTATAGTGTGTCAAGCATGCCCGGCGGGTATTTTCTGGATTTTCCAAAATAGTTCGGCACCCCCCGGCAGAGGAACTTACACGTTCGACGTAAAGGCGATCACGCCATGCAATCCGCTCTCAGCAATCGCCAATTTGTTGTTCTCGCCGTATGCCACAAGGCAACACGGCGCACCGAAAGCCCCATTGGCCACCGTCCCATCTGCGTTGTAGAACGCCAGCCGCCCACGGAAGAAGAACACGGCACACGCCGAGCCCCACACCCATCTGTGAAAGCCTCGCGTTTCCGTCCGTGCCGGGATCAACGCAATCCCGTTGCCGTGTTCGGCAAGACGGCTTACCCAATCGTATATCCGTGGACCATACGGCGGGTTCAACCACACGCGCCCGCTCCACGGCTTTGCGAGGCCACCCTCCGTGTAATGCGTTGCGGCCATTTCCCACGGTCGTTTCACCGGCGCGCACGGGTCGAGGTCAAACGGTCCCAGCGCACTCAAGACTTCTGGCGGCGTCAGCCATTCAGACTTGCGCCCCGGAGCACCAAAACGTCGAACAACAGGGTCCACGTTACGCCCCTTCCGCTTCGCTACAGGGTCGAACGTGACCCTGAGCGTCGACGCCGCGCCAAAAAGCTTTGAGAACGCTGCCTGCCCGTCGACTTCGGGAATGTCGACGCGGACAAATGATGCACCGCCCACCGTTTCTTCGGAAACGACGCCGGCGTACGTGTTGTGTCCCATCACTTCCAAAATGGCCCACTGCCTAAACTCACTTGACTCCATGTTTTTCCTTTCTAATCGTTGACGGGGCCGGGCATCCAAAACGCTTGCGGTTGGGTGTCGGCACGCAAGTAGAGCGGGTGCTTCGGTCGCCCCGCGACGGTTCGGCTTAAACAAAACACGGCCTTGCCGATCGCCTGGCAGACGGCCCGTTCGCGATCGGGTGGACACTGCGTGCCCCAGGCGGCGACGATCAAGCCGGCTTGACTGCGGTAGTAGCCGAGCGCCTCGTCGTTGTCCGCCCCGACGGGATCGTCGGCCGCCCGCATCACCTTCGGGTCGGTCGCCCGAAACGCGAACGCATTGAGCATCAGCAGGCCGCTGTAACCCCAGTCGCGGGCGAACTGGATACAACGTCGGATGGTCGGATCGTCGTCGTTTTCGTCGGCCGTCGACGGATTGAGGCCGAGTCGTTCCTTCGTGCTGTGCTGTTGCGAGTCAAAAGAAAAATCGGCCGGCGGCCGACGCGTGCGGGGGAAGGCACACGCGCCGAACCGCCAGCCAGGTGGTGTACAAGAACAAGAAAAAGTCCGGCCGGCGCTGGCGTGCTCGGAACACACACGCAGGGGGCGCGCCGGCCGGTGCCTGGAGGTTACTGCCGATCTCAGCCGGTAAACACCCTCAGCGTGGGTCGTGTCGGCGTCGGCAACAGATCGGCCTGCGACGGCTGGCCGAGTTGGCTTTGGTCGATGTAGTGGTTGCGGGTCACGTCGATCGACGAGTGCCCCATGAAGCGTCGCACCGCCTCCAAATCGCCCGTCTGCTTGTAAAGATGCGTGGCGAAAGAGCGGCGGAACTTGTGCCAGAGATCGCGCTTTTCGACATCGCCGATCGTGTCGGCCAAGCCGGCCGCCACGATCGTCTTCTTGAGCGCGTGGTTCAGCGCCGGCCACTGCCGGCCGCCCTTGTCGAA